AAGCTCCATAAAGATAAAGATCAGGGTAGTTAGTTAGAATTGTGTTTGTTGTATTTGAATCTGATAGAGAACTAATTGTTTTATAGTAATTTATTTGAAGTGTTTTTGCTGAATCTGGTGCAACCCCTAATAAAATATTAGTACCAACAATAGTAAAATAGGTTGGAGATCCTGCAGTTTGACTTGTGTTATACTTTTCGTAAAAATCTATATTCGAAATAAACTTTAAAATCTTAAAAGGATCGCTTTGATAAATAACTGTTGTTGCTTCTAAGAAACCACTAGGGAGAGCATAACTTTGAGTCGATGCTACTGTTGTTATTGAAGTATCAATATTAACCATTTCTCTAACTCGAAGTTCACGATTTAATCGAGACTCTGTTAAAGAAATGAAATCTCCTATGTAACTAGTTAGATCGCTTCTATTAAGGTAATTTGCAATCGTAGTTTTAAGATTTGCGTATGTGTTTATAGCCATTATAAATTGCCTGTATAAATTCTAAAATGTTTGTTATCTGGATCATTTAACCATCTAAAAAAAGCTTTTTTGTCTAGAACCTTACCACTTGTGGTCAAAATTCCTCTCTTAGCAAGTTGATGGACTATAATGTTAGGTAATCGAGCAACACGATAACCTTTTTCATTTTGTAATAATTTAGATTTATAAGCGCCTTCATTTCTAGCTAATTGATTGGCGTCTAATATTTCTTTTATTGTTGCTTCATCTTGGAAGTTTTCGATATGAAATTTATTTTCTCCTTCATCGACAATAAGATTTGTTTTGACCGATGATTGATCGTTAGCGTCATTAAGAGAAAATACTTTAGCCATGTTACTTAATTGCTTTTGCGATCATAGAATCAATAGTGTCTTTAATTGATAGACCTTGATTGCCAGATATTTTTAACATGGGATCATATTTACGATCACCCATAGATGTTTTCATAGATTGTTTTTTGCCTAAACCCTTAGATACCATAGGGCTTGATTTTCTTGCTCCATCAACAACCTTAAATAATTTTGATGAATGTTTTTTGTTACTAAAAATTTTCATTTTGTCCTCTCTAAATAAAAAAGGGGGTGCATAAAACACCCCCAATCCCTTTACTACAAATAATTATGCAGTTAGGTTAAATATTCCATAGTTAGCTGTTGGAGCTTTTGCGACCAAAGTCCATTCTGCTAAAAGTAGTTTTTTGTCAGAGTCACCTGTCTTTGCCAAATCAGTTGTCTGGAAAGGTCTTAGGAAATCGACTGACCACATATCCATTTGAAGGATATCTACTCTATTAGCGTTTTGGAAACGATCAGGTACAAAGCTGACTTCTCCGAAATCAGATACATAAATATCTGTTGTTCCGATTGAAACTTTATCAGAGGCATCTTTATACTTTGTTGCAACTCCAGCAAACGCACTGGCTAACTGCTTGTGAGAAGCGGTCATTAATACAGTGTCAGGTTCCCCGCCTAGTTCAAAAGCTTTTAAAAGACCAGCTTTTAATAGAGCTTCTGTGTAGGTTCTATTTGTACCACCAGCGATTGCAGTTGCACCTGTACCCGCAGGGGTTGCAGAAGGCGAACCATTAGTTGATAGGTTAGATGCTCCACTTGTACCATACCATGTGCCTACAGATGCAGACTTTCTAGCTGTGGATGAGTTACCTGCAACTTTAGCTTGTTCAACACCTATCATAGCGTTTTCCATATCACGCTTGATCTCTTTACCCATTTTAGCTAATTGATAAGCCATTTGAGTTCCCATACCAGCGTTAGTAACTGCATCATCTGTTCCAGAGATGGTTACTGCTTTAGCAGAGATTTGAGTATAGTTAGTAAGTCTAGTTGTTGCTGATCTGCTATCTCCATCGTAGTCATCGCCCTCGACTTGAGCATTAACTGCGACTGCAGCAAGTGAATCGGTCTGCCACTCATGGAGAGTATTTGCTGCCTGACCCTTTGAAGCATTGGACATAAACGGGGTTTCCGTAGGAGAGATATTATAGATTACATCAGCTAAATCTTCTCTTATGGAATTGACACCATCGTATGAATCGTAAGTATTGGTTGGCTGTGCCATTATTTATTCCTTTCTTTGTTTATTAACGAGAATACATCTCTTTTAAAACTGATACTGCGTCTTGCACTTTACCAGTCTTTCTAAGAGTTGCTTTAGATGAGTTCAATCTTCTAACATTATCATTATCGTCTTGAGCATTAGAGCTTGAGGAACTAACCACCTTCGAGACTTTAGTTACTTTTTTATTATTGAGATTAGCTTTTTTTAATTTTTCATATCTCATAGCATTATGTAACATAACTACTGCTCGATGATCCACTAACATAGAAATTTCTTGGTCACTATAACCAATCGATTTTGCATAGTTAGTTAGTTCTTTAATAAGCGCTGGCCCTTTTTCTTTATCGGCATAAATAGGTAGTCTATCAGCAAGTAACTTTCTCTCATTTTCTAAATAAGTAGAATACATCTTTTCGCTTTCTTGTTGTCTCTCTAAGCGAATTTTCTCTTGCTCTTGTTGACTAGCTAACAACAACTCTTTTTGACGATCTTGTTCTGCTTTTACTTTTAAGTAACGAGCTGGATCTGTTTCTAAGAGATTGTCCATATCGATAGAGCTTTGGTTTGCCTTAATATGCTCTTGCAATATTTGAAGTTGTTTGTCGTATTGATCTCGTCTGATTTTAGCCTCCTCGTTCAACCGAGTAAGTTCTGCGTTTTTTTCTTCTACGCTTTTTCTATCTTGAGATAGTTTTTCAGTTTTACGAGTATAATCACTTTGTCGAGAATATCCCTTTTTGAGTTCGTCAAGTGTGACTTCAGTCTCCTCACCATTAATGGTGATTTTATAAAGTTCTTGATTAGTATCTAAAGGTGTTTCATCGTCAATTTGATTGATAAGATCATCATCATCAAAAGTTTCTTCGGTGTTCTCTTGGGAATCGCTTACCTCTTTCTTTGATTCTTCACTTGCTGTTTCCTGAGTCTTTGAGGCGTCTAAGTTTAATAAGTTCTTCAGGGCTTCAGCTGCCTCTCCTTGTGTATTTAGAGGCTTGGGCGTTGGTGCAATAGATTCACTTTGAGTTTCTATTGCAGAGTCCATTACTGGTTGTTCTGCCATTTTTTACTCCTGTTTTTTTATAATTTTACCAGTCTCCATGATTGACTGAATTTGCATCACAACAATTTCTAACATCCTTCTCATGCGAAAAATGTTTTCTCTTTGTTCTGAATTTTCTAAATTGGAGTTTAACCATTCGTTAGTTAAATCTCCTCTAATCTTGTTTATCGCCTCTAAAAATAGAGGGTGTTCTAAAATTTCTTTTGCTTGTTGGCTTCTTTTTTGCTCGTTATCTGCCACTTGTATATCCCATACCTGTATATGCGTTTGAATTTATTTGTTTCTTAGGTGATACAAAATTTTGTGTTTTTGCTGTGTACATTTTGTTGGAATTATTATTGGAATTGTTGTTGTTATTATTTCCATAAGAAACTATTTGTGTTGCGCCATAGTTAGATTGGAATGGATTAACATTTACATTAGCATTATTGTCTTGATAGACTTGGCTACCAATATAATCTGCTTTATCTCCTCTCTTTGTAGCATCAGCCATCGCTTGAGCTTGTTCTTGAGATTTACCTAAAACATTTTGAGCAAAATTCATCATATTGTTTTTTGCTAATTGATTTTCAAAAGCTTGATTTGTTTGAGCTAATTTTAAATTGCCACCTTTAGCAAAATAATAACCATCATTTCTTTTTTCAATAATACCAGCATCTGCTAATTTCTTAGCATCTAAATAAATTCCTAATTGAGCTAAAGGAGAAAATCTTTTAAATAAACCACTTATTCCATCACCATAAAAATCTAATTTACCAGAACCATAATAAGATTGGACATCTTCTGCGTTACTTCCACCTAATCCTAAATTCATAAAAGCATTTTGCTCTGGGCTATAAACACTACCTACTCCTTGATAACCTTCTTCCATTGGTTGATCTTGATCGCTATCTCTTTGTGGTAAAACACACGCT